CGTCGATGATATTCATACTTACATATAAAGGTCTTCATTTTTTTAAGCACCTCTTTCGAGCGTTTCGATACGCCCGGTCAGGTTCACGAGAAGTGTATTAAAGTGCGTCTGGCGATTTTCGAGAATAGCCACCTTATTCTTGAGTCGATTATTTTCGTTTTGTAATTCGTGGGTATTAGTTTCGATGCGAGCCTCTAACGCGTCATTGCGTGCACGCTCAGCTTGGAGTTGTCGATCTACTTCTTGGAGAGCTGCGGTCGCTATGGTCCATATGGCATCTTTCTTGACGAATATGAAATCATCAATCTTTTGTCCATAGACAAATATTTGGTTTCCAGATACAATGTTCCCGTCGTCATCGACAGAACCCGTCCACGCATCGAGACCCGTATTCACCCGTATGGTGTTATCGTCGATAATTTCAGTGATTCGTACTTCGTGTTCTTCGTCGTTACTACTTATGACCTTGAGTATTTTACTGTCTTCTAATTCAGATGTGTTAAATTCCGAAAAGGTAATCACGTTAGAATCCGTCACGTTCGCCAGTTGATAAATATTTGGTACATAGTCGGTTCTCAATTGTGTCGCATACGGAAGTGTATCCCGAACTTCTTGAGCGATAAAACCCCATACGGGTTCCGTACCACGTTCGACCGTATCTCTATACTCATACCTTTTGGGTTTCAAAAGACGGAGAGTAGTTAGGGCCGATGAATCGTTCACGTCTATTATATTTTTCTTGATACGTTCGTCTGATGCGGATACAGTACCCGCAGTCGAAATAAAGTATGCTGACGAGATGATATCCCAGCGTCCATAAACACTTCCTCTCACACCACCCGCCGCCGCTGTCAGGGCGACATCGTACCGAAAATACCGACGATTAGCATTTGCTATAGCATCACCATGTCTAGTAGCGACGTGTAATGAACCGCCAAGCGAGTCACCGGGGTTCACTCCAATTCCCAAATACCCAGCAACACCCACAGACCCCCTCACATCCAACTGAGCTTCGGGCACTTTCCCGATACCGACGGCCGTGTCGCTGATGACCATGGACCGCCCGGTTCGGCCCAAGTTGTACAATTTCTTGACCTCCGAGGGTTCGAGGACAACCGACCAGACTTTGGGACTTGAAACCATCCCATTGTACCACTGCGTGCCATCATTTCGACCTATTCTATATTCCGGATTCGAAGGTAGAGCTAAAGCATAACTGACGGACATTGTGGTCGGTGTTTGATATTCACCATCCAAATAGAATTTCCACGAACTAGTTGAACTTCCACCATCGTATGTTAATACTACATGATACCATCTATTATCCTCGATAGGTTGAACCCATGTGGCCGATGCCGCACTATCTGTATTCAATGTCCATCGCCCTCCGGGTCCGTTCGTGGTATCCCAATATAAATTTGCATACACTCCTGCTCCGGCTATGTTTGTTCCTACAGTAAATGCAGCTCTCGAAGTTCCATCTACACCGTTGACCCAATAAGACTGTGTATGTGCGTACGCACCGGAAACACCGTTCAGGGTTCCATTTATATAATTAACACTGGAACTTGGGAAACCAGTAAACGCCTTATCCGCTGGGGAATACGAGGCACCGTTGTTAAACGTCCCATGATTCCCCTGCCCCGAAATATCTGATGCGTGATTATTGACAGTGGTATCCAAATCTAGCACCAACTTCTCGGGTCTCGGGGTTTCCGTATCCACGTCGTACCGCGAAACGCGGGGAACATCGAGGGACCTTGTCAACGACAACGAACCCTTATCGAGGGTCGTGGGACCGGGGGTGCCGAAGTAGCGAAGTTCGCCTATAGAAAAACCCTCAAAAGAATTAGTTCCGCCGCCACTCTTGGTTACGATAAGAGCGTAGTATGAATAAGCATTAGTATGGTTCACATTGAAATATACTGTATCTGTACCGGATGTAAATGTCAGTCCCGTGTAACTATAGAGATGATACCACGAATTACCATCATTTGAACCCCACACCTGACCATCCTTTGGAGTTTGTTCACTTAGGTAACCCGCGTTGTTTCTTGGTTGGATGCTAAATTGTTTAAGATAAATTTGATAAGGCATTTTTAATATCACATGGACACCCAGAGGCGTACCAGAAGAAGAACTTAATCTTACAGAGCCACCGTACGACCCGTCCGAAGTACTATACCCCCCTCCACTTGAGGTGGAGTGTTGATAATGTCTACCATTATTATTTGATTTATCGAATGCTTCCCATACAACATTTGTATTTTCATTACTCGCATACGCCTTAAACACCCCATGCCCCGGTATATTGGTATCATAATCACTCATAGGACCCGGAGGATACTCTTGAATCCGCTCATCCCCCGCCAACTCGAGTTGCCCCGAGGGTTCGGTGACCCCCACGCCCAAGTGGCCCTTGTATAGGGTCACTTGGGACTTGGACCCCAAGAAATAGTCTTTTTGGTAGTCGTAGAGTTCCTTCACTTGGTCGGCGTTGAGGGCCTTGGAGTAAAGACGGAAGTTCGCGATGGAGCCGTTAAACGCTTCAGCACTATTTGTGTTCGTACCGAGTGTCAGTTGAGTTCCTGTTAGGTTTGTCGTCGTACCCCCACCATGACCGGATAATCTTGGCTCTTTTCCGTTTATGTATGGTTTGAAATTTGTAGAGTTAAAGACGGCTTCACCATTCGCAACGAGTGTAACGTGATACCATTGGTTTAGTAAAATGGGTTCTTCCGTAATAACCCCATCACCGAAATTACCAAAATTAAACTGATTACTAGGGTTTGTCGTAAGTCCAATCATCTGACCGGTGGTCGAAGTACCTATCGTAGCTATGTAATCATAGTTCCCTACTACAGTGGTTCGTTTCATCCAGAAAGACATCGTGAGCACTGGGGATGTACCACTTAAATTATGCGTCCCTACGATTTTACCATTCGTCGTTCCGTCAAAGACAAATGCCTTATATGTAGAATCAAAAGACACACCTGAACTAGGTGTTCCAGTTTGGTCTCCACCAGCTTTATCAATTACAGAAGCACTTCCCACTGTGGGCATATCAGAGTAATCTTGCCCATCATAGTAGACCTCCAACTGGGTCCCCGTGGTCGCCGGCACGTTGTACACGGTCTTTAGGGTGGTGTCTAGGGAGCCACTGCCTTCTTCGTGGCCGTAGAACTCAAGTTCACCAATACTTATTCCAGATGTATTAGCGGGTGTTCCAGCTGTATCATCTCTATGAGTTGGGACAATGGCAAAGTAATTATAAGATTGGTTAGAATTGACGTGAAATGTGTACCCTATACCCGCGCGTTTATCGGTATCGTATATTGCATCTGTATATCTATGTACCTCAGTCCATACACTCCCATCATTACTTCCATATAATACTGCACGTGTAGGTGAATTGTATTGATCGACTCCGGAAGTTCCCTGTGGATACAAAACGTAATATTTCAATTTTATAGCTTTGGGTAGTTCAACTTGTAAATATTCACCGTTAACCGTATTTGAAGATGAAGATAATTGAGTAGCATTTGTTCCGTTATATTCTCCATCTGTGCCAGTATATTGGATATCGTTGGTTGCCGCCGACCCCGTGTGCCATCCAACAGTCGCGTCTGTTACACCATCAAAAGCATTCCAATCTTGATACGTTGTGTGATCAAACGAAGAGGTTACTTTGTACCCCTTGTACCCAGAAGCCGTAGCCGCATCAGCGGTCAAAGCCACCTCCGGGTACTTCCGCAAGGGTCGATCGTGGGGTCCCGTGTATTCGGCGACCACGTTGGAGTCGGACATGATCGTCGTGACGTTTAGATTCCCCGTGATTGTTGCTTCTTTCGAAGCGAGTAAGTGCTCGGAAACGGTGAGTGTATCCGTCACGGTAGCATTTGCACTCACGGTTAAATCGGTCGAAACGGTGGCGTTTCCAGTCACTACGAGGTCCCGTCCGATCTGGGCGTTCGCAGTCGTCACGAAGCCTGTCGTCACATTCGCAAACTCTAATGTGAGTGACGTGGCGTTTCCCGTGTTGGAAACACTCTGGAGACCGTGTGCGGTCTCTACATTTATTCCACCAATATTCATCGCTTGCGCGTAGACGTTTCCTGAAACCACCCGAAGGTGGGCGTCCCTGACGTTCAAGTACGTATTCAGATTATTGATAGACATCTAATATAACGTAAGAAATGATTTACGTGTTATTAGGTGTGGG